TCCGCAACAAATATGCGCTCCCCGTGCGGGATAGTTTCGATTGGGCGCCATTCAACGATGGATGTAAGGCTCACTTCTTTTCTCCCGACAGTAAATTACGCGCCTTTATGACTGGCTCCATGTCTTGATCGCGCTTTTGTTTTTCTCTTTGGTATTTATGCGTCGTGTCGCCATATCTGTGCATGATCTCCGCTTCAAGATCATCGGCACATTCCTTCAGCGCCGCTCGCAGCCGCTCAATTTCGTCGGCGCCTTCATTTCGCAGCATGTTTTCGTCGGCGCTGGTGTGGATTCCGGCCCGCAGCCGCTTAATGATGTCGCTCATTCCTTTTCTCCTAGCGCATCGTTCGCGATGCGCCAATAGTCAGCCACATATGACATGGGGTGTGCGTCTTGCGTGCGCCTTTTAATCTCTCGCAGCGCCGCCCGCAGCTTTTCGATTTCCTGCGCCGCAGTTTCCATGTCGCCTTCGCTTGGTTCTGCGTCTAAACGCAGCCGCTCAACGATGTCGCTCATTCCTTTTCTCCCAGCGACGCGCGGGCTTCTTCAATTAACCACGCAGGAACACCGTCGTAAAAAGACCGGCGCATTTGTGCCCCGACAGTCATGCCGCCTGTGCCACGCTCAACCATGTAACCTGCATCGCAAGCATTCAGCACATCTTGCAGCGCCTCCCTCAGCCGGTTGCGCTCCTGGCGCAGCCGCTCAATTTCGGTAGCCGCTTCTTCCATGTCGCTTTCAGTAGGTTCTGCATCTAAGCGCAGCCGTTCCACGATGTCGGTCATGGGCGGGTCTCCTGCATGGTGGGCTTGGCGGGCGGTCGGACGGGCTCGCGCTTGTTGTGGTGCGACCATACGGCCTCAGCCTCGTCCAGTTGGCGGCCGAGGTCGGCCAGGATCCGCTGGATGCGCCAGTGTTCTTCCCAGCCTTCGGGGGCCTGCCGCAGCAAGTCCTCATGGACGGCGATGGAAGCGCACAGCACGCGGATCGTCCTAAACGGTGGCGGTGTGGTGCGGATCATGGCCAACGATCATCCTCCGCGTCGATACGGCGCAGCAGGATGTATCCGGCCAGCAGTGCCAGCCCGATGGCGGCCAGCAGGACGGCCAGCCCTAGCTTGATCCAGTCAATTACTTCCATTGCGGTCTATCCCCCTTGTGTGTAACGGTACCTGTGGCGGTGCTGCGGTGGTCGCGCCCGCCGTGCGCTGTGGCCGTCCTCCCCCATGGCCCGCGCATCGCCCGGCCCGTCACGTTCGTCCCGCGTGACGGGCCGGGCGGCGGATCACGGAAGCCGCACCCGGACATCAATCCCGACCGCGTAGAATATGACGGCCTTCGCGCGGTCCTCATCGTCATATTCGACGGTGATCCGGTCGGGGTGCGTGCGCTCGTCCGCTATGGTGATGCCGTCGCGCGCGGCCCGCCATTGGGCGTAAAGCGCGGCCCGGTAGCGTTGCAGATCGTCGCCCCGAAAGCGGTGGTGCATGTCTTCGCTCATGGTGTTCCCCTCTTGCGTAGGACGGCCGCGGCGATGGCCACGGCGCGGATGAGTAGGTCTAGGATCACGGTGCGTTAGTCCGCTCGGCCATCATGCCATGCAGGTGCGCCAGTGTGCTGCTGGCGTCCTCGCAAAGCCAATGCAGCCCCATCACAACGCCTTGCGGGAGGCGGGCGATTTCAGCGTCCGCGTGCAAGGCTTGCAGCCGGTCCAGAATGGACGCGAGACGCCCGCCAATGGCGGCGGCGTTGATGGCGGCGGGTGTGGGTCGGTCGGTCATGCCAGATACTCCTCCCATGCGGCGACGATAGCGTAATCCGGCGGCAGCGCGTCCCTGTCGTGCGGATCCGCGCGGTAGTGCTCGCGGGCGTTGTGCAGCAGGCTGGCCAGGGCTTCATCCGGTTCGGGATCATGCGCGGTCGAGTAGGCCAGCGTGTCGCCCTGCCATAGCTCGACACTGGCGACGGCGCCGCATGCATCGCGGCGCCAGATGACGATGGGATAGTAGCTCACGGTGCGTTGCTCCCCTTAGCGGCGGCAGATGAAGGCGAAGCCGGAGCCGGGCAGGCTCCCGCCGTCCATGTCCTCGGGCCAGCCAAAGCGACGCGCCAGCGCCACGGCGGCAGCCTTGTGGTTCTCATAGATGCCGATGGCGTGGTCCCATGAGACGATGACGCTGCCCGCGTCTGCGGTGGCCTTCACGCGGCCCGGCAGGCGATTGGTCGGGCCGAGGAATTTGGTTTGGATGGCTTGATACATGGTCTATCCCCTTGTGTGCGGTGGTCGCAGGAAAATCTGTAGCGTTATGCGTGCCGTGACGCAATAGGTCTTATGGCGTCACGATCAGCAGCAGCCAAAGCGCGCCAAGTAGCAGCGCGAGGGTGGCGGCGTGGCCGAGGGCGGTGGCAATGGTGCGGAGCATGGGTGCGGATCCTCTCACTTGCTGGCGGGCGGGTGGGTGGTGCTGCCGGGATTGGCAGCGGCGAAGCGGTGCGCGCGTGCCTCCGGCAGGTAGAAAGCGCGGCCATCGGGCAGGACGACGCACCACTTGGCGGCGGCTGCTGCGGCCATCAGCGCGCCGATACCGGGCGGCAGCAGTGGGTCATCCCGAAACGGGTCAGCGGGGCGGGGCATGTGTGCAGGTCCTTAGATCGGGTTGCTATCGAGGAAGGCGCGGGCGCGCTCGTGCTGCGCCATGTTCTGTTCGCGAAGGCGCAGGGCGCGATGCATCTGCGCGAGATGGGCAGCCTCGCCCGCAGCATTGCCGCGCCGCATGGCTTGATCGGCCAAGCGTTCCGCCCACAAGGCCTCACGGTTCCACCCTTGCGCCCGCTTGAGCGCGGCGGCAGATTGGCGGGTTGCCTTCACGATTGCGACTAGATCGGCCATGTGTGCGTTGTCCTATCGGTTGCGACAAGGGAAGCATAAGGATGCGCCCCGTAGGGCGCAACCCTTTCTATTGCACTATGCGGCCACCCGGACCACAAAGCCAGACGTGTCGCGGCGGGCCTTTGCACCCTTCGGCGTGAGCCCGACAATGGTGCCGCGCGGGTCTAGGTGGCGAAGGTCGTGCGCGTCCCCGTCGATAACGCGCATGCCGTTCCACATGGCGGGGACGCGATCGAAGACGACGGCCGCATTGCCACCTTGCGCCACGATATCCGCGACAGTCGCGTCGTTTTCTTCGTTGCGCGACAGTGTGAGGTGGTAATTAGCGGGCAGCGCGCGCCGCATGCGGCTCGCGATTTTGGTGTAATCCACGAATTGGATATGAGGGAACGCGTCCATAAGGTTGCGGTACCGCACGCCCGCGCGCTCGCAGGCAATGCCTTCCCACGCGATATCGGTTGAGCCGTTCATGCGTACGCAAAGGCGCAGCCCCATGCGGGTCGCCTTGTGTTCGGCTAGCTCAATCGACCGGACCACATCGGCCATGTAGGCCGCGCGGTCACGCATGAACCGGCGCGCCTTATCAATGCGAGACTGGCGCACGGAATTGATATCCGTATCTCGCGCGACCATGGAGGCCTGCCCGCTATACCAGCCAAGGCATGCGGCGCGGCAGCCTGCGGTTGCCTTCGGGCAGAGATCTCCCACGCCCGCAACGCTGGCGGGCGCCATGTAGTGGATGGCGTTAAGGTATCCGTAGCCTTGCGCCTTGATGGCCTTCGCGCTGTCGACGCTAAAGATTGTGTTTTGCATGGTCCGACTGTCCCTAATCGGTTGCGACAAGAGAAGCGTATAAGCCACTTCGCAGCCGATGCAACAGAAAATGTAGCGCCAGATGCACATTTTTTCCGACGCCAGGCGGGCTAGGATTTTATTCTAGCCTAGCGCGGGATTTCGGCGGTTTGCGTGGCGGTTTCGGTAGGGCGGTGCGGCGGCTAAACCGCCGAACTGCCGAAGCAAAAAGCGCCGCTATGTCAACGCGGTAACGCGGGCTTTCGGCGGTTTCGGTAGTGCTGTTGTTATATTGTTTAGATATAGTAGGTATATATACCTATAGTATATTATAGGTTTAGGGGTCAGCTAACATTTTCGGCACTGCCGAAACTGCCGAACTGCCGAAAGCCCCCGAGCCCTTGCCGCCACGCCGCCGCATCCAGCTCCGCCAGCTCCATGTCTCAGCCCGACGCTGTTCGGCACTGCCGAAACTGCCGAACACTGCCGAACGCTGAATGTCTCGGCTTGATCGCTTTCGGCATTGCCGAAACTGCCGAACGCTGGCGCCAGCTCGCCAGCTAGCTGCGCGCCTGGCGTGGCGTTACGTTATAACATACCGCCTGGCCCTGGCGGGATGCGATGTGCAATAGATTGTGTGGTGTATACAACCAGCCCGCGGCCCATTGCCTGTAATAGATTGTATAATGCAGGCTGCCAGGGGGGAGGGGGCCGGCGGGCCGCCCGGTCCAGGGCCGGAAGGGCCACAAGCAATTTTTTATTTTTTGCAAGCCCTTTGCACCCGCGTCACACAACATGGTACAAAGCGGGCATGACCATCTTCTCCCTCCCGTACGAGCCGCGGCGGCTGCAAGCGACGGAAGCGCGGCTGGAGGCCATCTACAACGCGGCGCGCAAGGGCTTGCGTGGGGACACGCTGGCGCTGGCCGCCGGGATGCGCCCCGCAGAGTATCGCACCCTCTGCGAGTTCGACCCGCTGGCGGCGCTGGCCGAGGAGAAGGGGCGCGCTGACGGCGAGATGGAGATGTCGGACGTGCTGCACGCCGCCGCCCGCGAGGGCGACGCCAAGGCGGCGCTCGACATCCTCAAGCACGTCCACGGCTGGGTGGCGAAGCAAGCCGTGACGGTCGAGGTCAACCAGACGATCTCTATCACGAACGCGCTACAGGAGGCGCAGCGCCGCGTCATCGAGGGGGTTGCGGAGCCCGCACCCACGTTGACCGAGGACGCGCAACCCTACCCGGAGCGGATCCGTGCAGACGGTTAAGTACTCGCCCGACGACGAGATGGAGCTGATGAGCCGGCTGTGGACGCCGGCCATCAAGGACAACCCGCTGAAGTTCGTGCTGTTCGCCTTTCCGTGGGGCCAGAAGGGCACGCCGCTGGAACACTTCCAGGGACCGCGCAAATGGCAGCGCGAGGTGTTGCAGAACTTGGCTGACCACATTAGCAGCAACAACGGCAAGGTGGACTTCGACACCTTCCGCATGGCCATCTCGTCCGGCCGCGGCATCGGCAAGTCGGCGCTCGTCTCCTGGCTGGTCATCTGGATGCTGACGACCAGGATCGGCTCGACAACCATCGTGTCGGCCAACAGCGAGGCGCAGCTTCGCTCCGTCACCTGGGCCGAGATCACCAAGTGGCTCTCAATGAGCCTCAACAGCCATTGGTTTGAAGTCAGCGCGACGCGCGTCATGCCAGCGAAGTGGCTGACGGAGCTGGTCGAGCGCGACCTCAAGATGGGCACGCGCTACTGGGGCGTCGAGGGCCGACTGTGGTCGGCGGAGAACCCCGACGCCTACGCGGGCGTCCACAACTTCGACGGCGTGATGCTGATCTACGACGAGGCCAGCGGTATCGACGACACGATCTGGTCGGTCGCCGCCGGCTTCTTCACCGAGAACACGCCGCATCGCTTCTGGCTGGCGTTCAGCAACCCCCGCCGCAACGCGGGGTACTTCTACGAGTGCTTCCACTCCAAGCGGGACTTCTGGGGCACGAAGATTGTGGACGCCAGGTCGGTCGAAGGCACCGACAAGCAGGTCTACCAGCAGATCATCGACGAGTACGGGCCAGACAGCACTCAGGCCCACGTTGAGGTCTACGGGCAGTTTCCCAACGCCTCCGACGACCAGTTCATCGGCGCCAGTTTGGTGGACGACGCCATGCGCCGCCAGGCGCACAAGGATCCTTCGGCGCCCGTCGTGCTGGGGGTGGACCCGGCGCGGTTCGGCAGCGACAGCACGGTGCTGGCCATCCGCCAGGGGCGCGACATCGTTGCCATCAAGCGGCACAAGGGCGACGACACCATGACCGTCGTCGGCCACGTCATCGAGGCCATTGAGACGTACAAGCCGGCGCTGGTGGTCATCGACGAGGGCGGCCTGGGCGCTGGCATCGTGGACCGGCTCAAGGAGCAGCGGTACAAGGTCAAGGGGGTCAACTTCGGCAACAAGTCGAAGAACCCGGTGATGTGGGGCAACAAGCGCGCCGAGATGTGGGGCGAGATGCGGGAGTGGCTTAAGACGGGTTCGATCCCCCTCGACCGCTTCCTCAAGAACGACCTGACCGGGCCGATGATGAAGCCCGACAGCAAGGG